GTCATTCTTCTCTCTTCCTACCATCATTCTGCGGAAAATGAACTTTTCAACAGGCCAACCTGGCAACCAAGTTAAAGGTGCCAGAGGCAATGCATCCTTAGAAGAATCCAGTTTCGCGAGGTGTGTAGGCAAGTAGGCATACCACTTAGCCCTTGCCCCTATGATAGACGCTTTGATTACCGTTTCATAGGAAGGTTTTATAACAGAATATTTGTATTTGCTTATATGGTCATCTACCAACTTTTCTTTTCCCGACATTTCCAACACTTTGCGGTAAGAAGGGGCTTTGATCCCAGGTTTAGATAAGGATTTGTATCTGGCCATTGCCCTATCAGAAAGCTTGAAGTTTGCCCGGAGAAGAGGTCTAACAGAAATACAGATACCATTTTCATCAAACTTGTTATCCCAAATGATGGCGTTTGGCACTCCTACGAAAGAAGCCGCGTCTTCCATGTATTCTTTCAGGATCAATGAATATAGTTCTCTGTCAAAAGCACATAGCTGTAAATGGCCAACTGTTCTTGTTAGGGATGCTTTCATATAACCTGAATAACCTTGACCTGAATATCTGGACAGCACAGCGCTTCTCCTAGATAATAATTGAGGCCTGTAAGGACCAGCTACAAATTCTTGATCAGAAAGACCTGCAATCTCTGCTTCTAATGCAAAATCTTCAACTTTTAATGGGATCCTCCCTAGATACTGGAGGTCCATGACTTGTCCTCTCTGTTCTATCTTAAGGTTGTAACCAAAGATAGCTTTAGCGTTGGCTACAAGTTGTTCTAAGTCAAATCCATCATCCGTTGACCACACGTTGTCATCCGATGTATTGTGAATTGTGTTGGTATCATAGAAAGTGTCTGGGTGACGACCTGTTGTAGCAGACCAACACATCACCGCAAACAGACGGTAACCCCAGTGATTGTCGTAACTGGTTGCGCTTTGGCCAGTACCTCCTCCTCGGTTCTTTTGCAACACTTCCCCTCCAGTTAAATTTACTAAAGTGGCATGTTGCATGCTAATGAGCCTAGCTCTCTGGATTTTGGCAACAGCAGGGTTACCTCCAACTTTGACACCTCTTTCAACTAACCTTGCCAATCCTTCATAAATGACTGGAGGTGTATTACTATCAAATTGGGTCACATCAGCTTTAAAAGCAAGTTTTCTCTTATTTACCTTTTCGAAAACATCACCAAGGTGTTTTGCGTTAAGGGGCATTCCCATGCCGAATCCCACCTGATCCCATATGGGTCTTTTCATCATTTCAAGTTGGCTTACTTGGCTGACAAACATGGAAGTCAAACCTTCTGCTGTTATTTGTCTTGGTTTTGTGACAATCTGGCTTTTCGGGAATACATGATAAAGTTGGGG